ATCACAGACGAAAATCAAAGACGCGAGAGTCGTTGTTCCGAATAGAAGTAGGACGGCGAACGTCGTCGAATTCGTTACGGATGTGAACAGTATTGATGACGACATGCCAGGCATGATGCAACCATACATGAATGACCTGGTGCTCGGGGCAGGATTCTCCCATAAGAGTTCACGCGCGAATGAGGAAGTGGCAATCCTCAAACGCGTATGTGAGGTTCGATCCGATATGCAAATGAACCCACACGTTTTCCGTTACCTAAAAGAGTTTGTCCAACTTTTTGGTGGAGAACACAACAACCATGGCAAGCACAGTTTGACCCCATACACCCACGATGAGGTCCTAGCACATGCCAAGAACGATCGAGCTCTCCAGATATATTTAGATGGAGATGACGAGGCTCAACATCAAGGAAAAAGGGAACCTCTGCGTTGTTTTCCAAAAGCAGAGATGAACAAAGACCTCAAGGCGGCGAGAAATATCACCACCTTCCCAGGCAAACAGAAACTTGATGCTGCCGGCTACGCAGCGCGCCTGTCCCATCACTTCTCAGAAATCAAGAGCGGTGTTTATGGGCACAGCCCCTATGCCGGTGGGTTGACGCCACTCGAAATCGCCGAAGCTGTCGTGCAGATCTGCATGGTAGCTGATGAAGTGAATGTCTCCGACTACAGCAAAATGGACGGAACAATCAGTGCACTCTTGAGATATGTGGACCTCTACCTTCTCAAGTACCTCTTTCATCCCAAGTTCCACCTGGAACTCGAGCAGATGCTTAAAAAGACGTATGGCAACAAGTGCATTGGAAAGACCTCTGTCAAGTACCACCAAGGGTATAGTCAGGGATCAGGCTGCATGTTCACTGCGATCATCCAGGCGATCAGAAACAAATTCTGCGTTTTCCTTGGCTTCAGATACCAATTTGAAGATTCCAAGACTCCAAAACAGTGCTTCGACATGCCCGGGATTCTCCTGGGCGACGATGGCTTGACTGCCAATCTGTCTGCAAAATGTCATGAACGTGCTTTCAGGTCTCTAGGACTGTCCCTTAAATCCGCCGTGGTAAAACGCGGCGAATGGGGGGTCGAGTTCCTGTCTAGAGACTACAGTAATATGGTCTGGTTCGGTTGTCCAGACAGTTGTTCCAAAGTCGTCAGAGCCATGGCGAACTTCACGAGAACGAGGAAAGGCTTCACCTGCACGCCCGAGGAGAAGCTCTACTCGAAAGCCCTATCCTTGTGTTTCACCGATGCAAACACCCCCGGGATTGGTCCTCTAGCGCGGAAAGTCATCGAGCTTGCCGAGTCGTCCGGACTCGAGTTCAAGGTTAACAAAGACTTGATGTCCTGGTGGGCAGCAAACCATCCCGTTGAAAACCAATACCCAAATGAAAACGAAGGAAATTGGATGGACCACGTGGTCCCGCCTTGTATCGACGTCGACATTATCGAAGACTACGTTGAAAGAGCGGAGACACTGGCTGAAATTCTCGACGTCCCTTACTGCGGCAATCTGGCCATCGTTGCCCCCTATCCCACCATTCCTGTGTCTGTTGATGGAGAGCTCATTGGAGCTGGACCTCATACACCGGCAAGAGAAGTCACCGAGAAGGTCTTACGCGATACTCGATCCACCACAAAGTCGTTTGAATTTGTATCGCTATCACATGGAGGTGACTGGAAAACCGTCGTTCCGAAAGTTCGTCCCAAGCCTGTCGGGCAAGGACCGGACTGCTCGACGGGAAGCGGAAAAGGAAAGGAGGAAGAGACAGTACCTGAGGACGAAACACCAATTCTTCCTACACCCGAAACTGGGCTGGGGCCTGTGTCCGTACAACCACCCCGCGTGCAAAAGAAGGCGCGAGGAACAAGGAATCCCGGAAAGGGACGAGGGAAAGGACGTGGGAAGAAAAAGAAGAAAGGAGCAAAGCCCAAAGCGCAGAAGCCGACTGCGACCGCCCCCAGGCGCAAAACAAAGGCGAAAGCAGTTGACGCTGTAACGTGAGCCCCCCAGGGCTTGAAAGGTGGGCCACCCTTAGTGGCCATCACGGCTAGCATCCAAAACTGCGAGTCCGGAAAGACTATAAACCTAGAGACATTGTCTAGTCCAAAAGGGCTAGCAACCCGCTTGTTAAGAAAAACGAGGCCCTGCCCAGCACAACATGGGCCCTCGAAATTCAAAAAGGAAATTGAAACAACTAACAAACAAATGACAAAGAACAAGAACGCAAAAGACAGAGCAAGGCGAGACAGAGAGCGAGCCAGGCAGCGTAATGCTGCAGCCAATCGTGC